GAACTATACAGGCAGATTGGGCGCAAATTGTGAAATTCGGGGGCATCGCACATTTACAAGCAGATGCTTTACCTGAACCCTGACACGACCAACACCCTGACGGTTACTTGGACCGAACGAGCCAGTACTGGGGACCGCTACATCTTGCGACTCACGAGCATCGCAAAGAACACCACGACCGATTTCACCCTGCTGAAATCTGCCAACCTTTCTTCCTACACCAACCGCTATGACCAATTTTCGATTGCCGTGGGGTCGCTTGAAACAGGCTCGTATAAGTATGAAGTTTACGATACCAATAGCACGGTTACCGCTGCTTTGGCGGTCGTTGAAACGGGCTTGGCATTTGTACAAACCGCAACGATAGGCTTCAATACCTACGCAAACACAATCACTTACAACACCTTCCTCGCATCCAGCGTGAGGGTATTCGATTCAACCTTTGACCAATCCTTCGCATGAGCGTACAAACACGAAGCCAACTCCAAGCGAGTGCCTTAACCATTACCAACGAAACCGCTGCCGGAGCGAACACCGCTGCACGGGTGGGCGGTTTATTTGACGACCTTGCAGACACCGCCACGCTTGACCGGGAACGGGGCTTTGCGAACCTTTACCTCGACACCGACACGGCCTTCACCCCAACGCAGGGGCAAAGAGTCAAGTTGACAAGTGCAATGAAATCGGGCGTTTTGTCAACCTACAATTTTTCAAGGACCACGACATCGCTGACCTATACAGGCACAACAGGGGCGACCCTTCGCATCGCTGCATCCATGGTCTTGGCACAGGGCAACAACAACCAAATCAAGGTTTACATCGCCAAGAACGGTACAACGATTGACCAGTCAATGACTGACATCACAACGAGCCACACGAACGGCCATGCGATTTATACGGAGGCCTACGTTACGGGTGCGGTCAACGATGAGTTCACCATCTACGTCAACGCAATCAATAGCGGTGCAAGTATCGCAATTTCAGCCCTTTCATTCACAGTTCATACGCTATGAGCAAGTCAACGCAGCACTTCACCCAATGGTTGGGGATAGAGCATAAGGTCCCCGTGATGTTGGAGAACCGCTCCGGCAAATACATCACCTACGGCTTTGCGAACGAGTACCCCTACTACCTGCTGGACAACTATCGCAGGTCGTCCAAGCACAACGCTATTGTCAACGGCAAGGTGAACTACATCATGGGCGGTGGATGGCAGGCAGGGGATGACTTGACCGTAGAGCAGCAGGCCCGATTCATCAAGTTCTTTGACGGACTTTCCAGCACCGAGGACCTGAACGACATTACCGAAAAACTGGTCTTGGACTTAGAACTATTCAACGGCTTTGCGGTTGCGGTTACTTGGTCCAAACTTGGGACCATCGCCAAGATGGAACACGTCCCATTCGAGAAGATTCGGGTGGACAAGGAGGAGAAGATGTTCCAAGTCGCTGACTGGTACAACGACGACATGATGCAACTCTTCCCCAAGGTAGGCGACATCGAGAAGATTCCTGCATTCGACCCGGAGAACCGCCTCGGCAAGCAGTTGTTCTACTATCGTGTGTACGCCGCAGGCGTGAAGCACTATCCTCTCCCAGAATACATCGGGGGGAACGCTTGGATTGAGGCAGACGTACAAGTGGCTAACTTCCACAACAACAACCTCCGGAATAACTTTTGGGGCGGTTACTTGATTAATTTCAACAACGGCATCCCGACCCCCGAAGAGCAAGGCGACATCGAGCGTCAAATCAAACGCAAGTTTTCAGGGACCGACAACGCTGGTCGCTTTGTTGTAACCTTCAACGACGATGCAGCCAAGGCCCCAACACTTGAACCGCTCACTCCGAGCGACATGGATAAGCAGTTCGAGATTTTGAACAAAGCCATTCAGCAGGAGATATTCATCGCACACCGTGTAACCAACCCCATGTTATTCGGAGTCAAGACCGAAGGCCAATTGGGTGGTCGCAACGAATTGGTCGAGGCCTACGAACTATTCAAGGCGACCTACGTCAACGACCGGGTGCGCAAAGTGGAGCGGATGATAAACTACCTCGGCTCGTTCAACGGAGTCGAAGGGATGGAACTGATACCTGTGGAACCCATCACGGAGCGACTAAGCGAACAAGCCCTGTTGCAGATTATGTCCCAAGACGAACTTCGTGAGAAAGCAGGTCTGCAACCCTTGGAGAAACCTGCCGACGTGGTTGGACCTAATCCCCAACCCGACGAGCAACCGCAAGCCGTGGAAGCCTTGCAGAGCAACGACAACATCAAGAAACTATCGGGCAGGGAGTACCAAAACCTGATGCGTATTGTCAGGCAGTATATGCAGGAGAAAATAACTCTTGAGATGGCTCGGACCATGCTTTCGGCTGGATTCGGTCTATCAGCCCAAGAGATTGACACGATGCTCGGAGTGCAGGCCCAAGAGTTCAGCGAACCGACTTGGGGCCAAGATGACGATGAAGATTACGGATGGGGCGAAGAAGAATTTAAGGTCTTGGAAGTGGTTGCAAGCAAGTTCGGATGCCATGCAGACGATTACCATGTGATGCACTCCAAGCCGATGCGGTTCGATGCCAACATCGAAGAAAACATCCGATTGGCCTTTGCTGAACTGGGCGAAGAAGAAAAGGAACTGGACAAGAAGATTGAGGCGTATCGCAAGAAGAACCGGGACGCAAGCGTTGAAGAAATGGCAAAGGAATTTGGGGTCAGCAAAGCCAAGGTCGCCAAGCGAGTCGCCTACTTGATTACCAAGGACCGCTACCCAATCAGCCGGGCCGTGGACAAGATAGCCGAGCAGAACCTTCCCAAGAATGTCAAGGAGGTCGCAGAGCCTGTATTGGAGGTGCGCTACAAATACGCATGGGCCACGGGTTTCAGCAACAAAGACAAAGGCTCCAGTCGTGAGTTCTGCAAAGTGATGCTTGACTTGGCCGGGCAGGGCAAGGTCTACACCCGTGAGGACATCGATGGGATTTCTGCAATCATGGGCTACTCCGTATGGAATCGCAGAGGCGGTTGGTATCACACACCCAGCGGAGTGAATCGCCCCCAATGTCGCCATGTATGGGAGCAGCAGTTGGTAATCCGTAAAGGCAACAAAATTTCAAAGGCATGAAGGCACTATTCATAAGCGAAGAAACGCTACTGGACAACTCGATAATCAACGAGAACGTATCCTACACCCAGATACGTCCTACGGTTGTCAAGGTCCAAGAGATGCGGATTCAGCCCATCGTTGGCTCTCCGTTGTATGGGGAACTGGTTACGCAGGTCGTCAGCGGTTCAACGTCTGCACTCAACCAAACGCTCTTGGAGGACTACATTCAGCCGGCTATGATTCAATGGCTTTACTACGAGTTGCCCATGGTCCTTGCGTTCAAGTACATGAACAAGGGCATGGTCCGTAGAACAAGCGAAGAGTCCTCACAAATGAGCATGGAAGAAATCACCCGGCTGACCGACAAAGTGAAGAACGATGCCGAGTGGTATTCCGAACGGATAACCCGATACCTGATGGAGAACCGCAACTCCTATCCGCTTTGGAACTCGCCTCCGTCGGCTTTGGATACCATCTACCCGAACGCTACCAACTACCGCACCGGGATGGTCTTGGACCGCAACAGGAGGATGGGAATCAGCAACCTTGACTACCCCTACCCTTACGGTCAATTTGGGGCGTGTAATGACTGCTGACGATGGGTGCGCACAAGAAGAACATACTGAAACTGCAAAACTATGTCTTGGATAAAAATCAAGCAAGCCCTGCTGGACCTTGCAAATGCTCATCCTCAGGTCAACTCCTTCGGGACGGGCGACCCGCTTGCAATCGGCACGGACAACACGATAAATCTTCGAACCCCAAGCCGTGAGCGTATCGTCTATCCGCTCGTTTTTGCGGACGTTCAGTCTGCAAGTACTGACGCTGGTACTTTGGACTTGGTGGTTGGGGTTTACTTTTCTGACCGTGTTGAATCCATTAAGCCGATGGGCGGAGTGGTTTCGGGCAGCCCTACGCTGGGTTGGCAGGATAACGAAGATGAGGTCCTAAGCGACCAGTTACAGGTAGCACAGGACTTTATTTCAAGCCTCACAAACGACCCAAGCGAAGACTGGACCCTCTCATCCAGCGTGAGCCTTACGAGGTTTGTAGAGAGCCGGGATGACCGCACGGCAGGGTGGCAGGCGACGATGACCTTTGAAATCCCTTACGGCCATTCAGTTTGTGAAATTCCAACCTAAAAGACATTTACAATTAAACGCTAAAAAATGCCTACACCCATATTGCAACAAATGCTCGGACAGGGCGGTACGATGGAGTTCGTTGACGGAGCCGTAAGCGGTAAGGTTTACGACTTCGTAGTCGTCAATGCTGCTGCTACTTTCACGGTCTTAACGGGAACTGGTGGCGAAAACCTCCTGACTCCTTACAACTTATCGGGCAAATCCGTTTCCGCTGGCATCGTGATTTCAGGACGCAACGGAGGCAAGATTACTGCCGTTACGCCCTCCGCAGGTTCCGTCATCGGTTACACCTTCCTGTAATGCTGATAGGTTACGGCTACGGCTACCCGACCAATATGCTCATCGGTGGACTTGCTGCCGGGGTTTGGGGTGCTTTTAATGCAAGGGCTACGGCTGACGGAGCAACCGCTGCCGAGGCTGCCGTGAATGGTTGCCTGTTCGTCCGATTCGCTGCAATCTTCAACTTCTAACAATGCCGACCCCATCGCTGATTTTAGTGCCTGCACGCTTTAAGACAGGCAAACTTTACACCCCAGTCGCTACGACTTCGGGTGGTTTGGTATTGGGTGCGTCAGGCGACTTCAATGTTACCCGTGCGACGACTGCGACCCGTGTGAATGAGAGTGGGTTGATTGAGAGCGTGGCTTCGGGGATTCCGAGGTTGGACTATCCTCTTGGTGGTGGATGCCCTGCGTTGCTTGTGGAGCCGAGTGGGTCGAACTTGGCGTTTCATAGTGAAACATGGGCGAGCGGCAATAATTGGACCTTGGATGCAGTTACCCGTGTGACAGGTTCAACATCGGCTTTTCTTGCCCCCGATGGTACATTCACGGCTAACGCATTAAGCCCAACGAGTGCGAATGTTTTTCACGGTTTATATTCCAATTCATCAACTCAAAACACATACATAAGCGGCACGATTTACACGCAGTCGGCTTTCTTCAAACAAGGCACGGGCGTAGCAGGGCGGTATGTGCAACTGACTTATACGGGGGGCGGTCAATTTACGCAAAACGGATACGCTAACTTTGATTTGCAACTTGGAACCGTTGCAGTTGTCAGCGGTACAAGTGCAGACACTAACCGAGCCGCCCGCATTGAAAACTACGGAAACGGTTGGTATCGGTGCAGTTTTACCGCTACTTGTAACGCTGCGGGAAATGGTATTGGCGTTCTCCCTGTACTCGTAAACGCAAGCGGTAATACAAGGGCGCAATCATTCGCAGGCGTGACGGGTGATATTCTTTACGGCTGGGGCGCACAACTTGAAACAGGCTCCGTAGCAACCTCCTACATCCCCACAACCACCGCAGCGGTAACCCGCAACGCAGACGCTATCAGCGTAACAGGCGCAGTCAGCGGTTGCATCGGGCAGACCGAGGGGACGATTTATGCGGAGGTGGATGTAAGGAATTTTATTTCTACAAGTCGTTGCGTTATTTTTATATCCGATGACACTACATCCAATTCTATAAGAATGGAGTATCAATTTGTTGGAGGTAGGCACATTTTAGTATGCAATTTAGTTATTGGGGGTGTTACTATTTATGAAAAAATCGCAAGCATTGGAACCAATGTTGTTAATGGCATATTAAAAATTGCTTTTGGATATAAGTCGGGCAACAATGAAGTTTATCAAAATGGAGCGGTATTGTCTGGAACAGTTACAGGGAGCGGGACTTTTGTCGCACTTCCTAATATTGGTAAAATAAATTTAGGTTCAAGACAAAATGATATGGTTCAATTCAACGACCGCATCCGTGCCGCTGCCCTCTACACCACAAGGCTCACCAACGCTGAACTCGCAGCCCTAACGACCCTCTAATGGCTACATTCCGCAAGTACGCATTCCCCAAGCAGGCCGACGCTGACAAGGTGCTGGCTCTATGCACAGGCACGACCGCTGCGGTTGACCTTGGGGTCTTGGACAAGTTCATCGCCTACGACATCCTTTGGGAGGGCGACGCACCCGAAGAGGCTACCCAGTACGAAACTTGGCCCGAACCTTGCGGAGTCCACGCCTTCGCTGGATGGGAGGCACAATACGAAGCCGACTACA